GATTCTTACTTCTCGCTTAAATGCGCACGCCCGATGCCGATTTACTCTGTTCCGGGTCTGATCGATCATTTCTGATAGGAGCAACTCATGGGCTTTTTTAGTGGTGTAAAAAAAATAGGCTCTGCTATCGGTGGCGCAATCTCCAAAGCTTCTGACTTTATAAGCGGCGGCGCCGGAGATCTAATCGGAGCTGGTCTAAGCTTCCTTGGCGGTGAACGCGCTAATGCGGCTAATTCTGCACAAGCTGCTCAATCTATGGAGTTCTCTAAAGAGTCTTATCAAAACCGGTATCAATGGACTATGGAGGATATGAAAAAAGCGGGTATGAATCCTATATTCGCTTATCAAAATGGTGTTGGTACCGGACTACCGGGCGCACAAGCTAATATGCAAAATACCGCGGCTTCTGCTGTCGATGCTCGCAACTCAACGGTATTGGCAAACCTGTCCAAAAAACGGCTTAAATCAGAAATTTACAAAAATACAATGGCTGGCGATCTGGCAAGTGCTCAAGATACTCTCTTTAGACAATCATGGAGACAAAACGAAAAAATGTTTCCGGTAACACTCGCACAACAAATCGCTTCAAAAAATGCAATGCTCGCTCAATCCGCTGTCCAAGTCAGAGACGCTAAATTTCAACTCGATCATACTGAGCTTATGAAGTCAAAAGCGTATTCTGACATGGTCAAAAATATACTTGGTGCTGTTCCTGTCATTGGCAAAACTATCAAATAGGAGTAAAACTATGAAATTCAAAAAGGCGTATGACGCCCCAGTTAGAAAATCTTTCAAAACTACTGGCCCTTCTATGGCTCATCAATCCTTCAAACGCGAATGCGATATAAATCACATAATGGCTAAATATCAAAAAACAGGCTTGGCTGATCATGTGGCCATTCATCAAGGCGATTATGGTGACTTAACTGACGTTCCTACTTATCATGACGCTATGAATAAAATCATCTCTGCTAACGAGTCGTTCTCTACACTACCTTCTTCAATACGTAAAAAATTCAATAACAACCCTGCGGAGTTTCTGGACTTTGTGTCCAATTCTGAGAACCGCGAGGAGATGCAAAACATGGGGCTTATTCCCAAGCCCCCGATAGAACCTATCACTTCCCCTCCCCAACCGGCTGTTCCCCCGGTGGCGGATAATCCGCCCCCTGAGCCTGTACAATGATGACGCGGCCACGGCTGCCAAGCTGATCAGGCTGCAATAGCGTCCGCAACCCGAAGGGTCGAGACCCCCCGCCCTGGGCGACAGCCCAAGGCGGGTGGCTCGATTCATTGCAGAGCGTAATTGCCCAAAAGGACTATAAAATGAAAAAATCAATGATTATCTATATCGTCACTACTCTAATTAACAACTTCGTCAAGTCTCTCGATATCAAAGACTTGCAAAAATTTCTCGACAACATTATCGATTCTGTCGAGGATACAATCGCAACTAGCGAAAACAAGCTTGACGATTCTCTGCTCCCCGGCTTAAGATTAGTCCGTGAGCTATTCAATATTCCGGATTTTCCGGATACCTGACCAGTTCCTCTCTTGATGTAACTGGTCGCAGTGACACCTCACTGCAAAAAAAAACAAAAAGGAGATCATCATGCGACGCAAAAAACTAAGTAAAAAGTATTCAAAAAGAAACTTCACTAAAAATGCCGTCAAGTCTGCTGGCCCCAACCGTTGGAATCCTTCACGCGGTGGAATTAGACTCTAATGGCTTGCTTCAATCCTTTACGGGGTTGGAGATCACGAACGGCCAACGAGTCCGGCAAACGTTCAATTGTATTCGACAAAAAACAAGGCTTCGAGGATCTCCCCTTAGAAATTCCTTGCGGTCAATGTATAGGTTGCCGTTTAGAACGCTCCCGACAATGGGCTATCAGGTGCGTACACGAGGCCTCCCTTTACGATGATAACTGTTTCATAACTTTAACGTACGATAATGACCATGTGCCCAAGGATCAATCTTTAGACGTGAAAGACTTTCAAAAATTCATGAAAAGACTTCGCAAAACAACTGGTCAAAAAATACGTTATTATCATTGCGGCGAATACGGCGAACAATGTGCAATTTGTGGCTCCAACCGAAGCGATTGTGAAGCTTTCGGAGATCATATATTTGTAAAATCTCTAGGACGCCCTCACTTTCACGCATGTCTCTTTAATTATGATTTCTATGATAAGATTCCTTACTCGTCCAATAATGGATTTACTTTACACACTTCCGAAACGCTGTCGCGTCTGTGGCCTTATGGTTATTCTCTTATTGGTGATGTTACTTTTGAGTCTGCCGCATATACTGCTCGATATATCACCAAAAAAATTCTTGGAGACAATGCCAAAGATTATTATCAAAACAGAAAACCCGAATACACAACCATGAGTAATGGAATCGGTAAAGAATGGCTCCAACTATTCAAAGACGATTTAAAACATGATAAATGCGTAATTAATGGAAAGGAGATAAATATCCCTAAATACTATGACTCAATTCTCGGAGACCTGGACAAGTTCGAATTACTTCAACGAAAGGCAAAAAGGAAGGCCCATGCCTTGGCCCATGAAAAAGATCAAAGCACACGACGACTAAGAGATCGCGAAAAATGCCAAACGGCTAGATTCAATCAACTCAAACGAAATTTGGAGACGTCTTGAAATGGTCAAAAAAATCTTTGCTATCTATGACGAAAAATCAGAAGCATATCTGCAACCATTCTTCTTGGACACTATTGGTCAAGCTATTCGCGCTATTACTGACTGCCTATCTGATCCTAATCACAATTTCTCTCGCCATACTGCTGACTACACTCTATTTCTTATAGGCGAATTCGATGACAATGACGCAACCATTACAGTAAATAAAACTTCTCTTGGTAGTCTTGTCGAAATTAAACCAAAAACTGATAATGTTACTCAACTCGCTGATCTTAAAATCGGCGGTACAAAGGAGGACTAAAAATGAAGTCAGTCATGCAACATATGTTTAGCCAAGTTCCCCAAGCTGACATCCCACGTTCTAGCTTCAATCGTTCTTGCGGTCTTAAAACTACATTTGACTCTGGCTATCTTGTTCCGATCTTCGTAGATGAAGCACTTCCCGGCGATACATTCAATATGAATATGACCGGCTTCGCACGTATGGCAACGCCCCTGCATCCGTTCATGGATAATGTACACATGGACACTTTCTTTTTCTCTGTTCCTATTCGTTTGATATGGGATAACTTCCAAAAATTCAACGGTGAACAAACTGACCCTGGAGACTCAACGGATTATGTCGTTCCTACAATGGCGGCCCCTGCATCGGTTGGACATGCAAACGGTTCGCTTTCGGATTATTTCGGGATACCTACAAAAATTGCTGATCTTGAACATTCTTCTTTATGGCATCGTGCATACAATTTATGTTTTAACGAGTGGTTTAGAGATCAAAACCTCATTGACTCCGTTGTCGTTGACAAAGATGACGGTCCCGACTCCTCTACTGATTACGCATTACTCAAACGGGGAAAAAGGCACGATTATTTCACCAGCTGTCTACCTTGGCCACAAAAAGGCGATTCAGTCGACCTCCCCTTAGGCACCACGGCTCCAGTTACTTCTGCTCCTGACGGTTCTAGTATGTGGATTATTACTGATCTAAATGGTAATGCCGCTTCTGGTGGCCCTTCTAATCTTCAGGTTAACTCTGGCGGCGGCGGTGGTCTCATTACTGATAGTGTACACCGCATAATGGATCCTAACGGTACTTTGGAAGCTGACCTGACAAGTGCTACTTCTGCAACTATCAATGAATTACGTCAAGCTTTCCAACTTCAAAAACTATTCGAACGAGACGCACGAGGCGGCTCACGTTACATTGAAATTGTAAAATCCCATTTCGGCGTAACCTCTCCCGATCTGCGTGCAACCCGCCCCGAATATCTTGGTGGCGGTACTTCTCGCATTAATATCAATCCTGTGGCACAAACTTCTTCTACTGACGCAACAACTCCTCAAGGCAACTTGGCTGCCTTTGGTGTAGGAGCTTTTAACGGTCATGGATTCACTAAGTCCTTTACAGAACACTGCATTATTCTTGGCTTGGTTTCTGTCCGTGCTGATCTTACCTACCAGCAGGGGCTTGATCGCATGTTTAGTCGTTCTACTCGGTATGATTTCTACTGGCCTGCTCTTAGTCACATTGGTGAACAAGCTGTGCTAAATAAAGAAATTTATGCTGACGGCTCTGCTACTGATGATGATGTGTTCGGCTATCAAGAACGCTATGCAGAATATCGCTATAAGCCTTCTAAAATTACTGGTAAGTTCCGTTCTAACGATGCCGCTACTTTAGATTCTTGGCATCTGGCGCAAGACTTCGCAACTCTGCCGGCACTCAATCAATCTTTTATCGAGGAGAACCCTCCGATCGATCGTGTAGTTGTCCTGGACACCGAACCTGAATTTCTATTCGATTCTTACTTCTCGCTTAAATGCGCACGCCCGATGCCGATTTACTCTGTTCCGGGTCTGATCGATCATTTCTGATA